TACAAGAGGTGAATCTTGATTAGTAGCATATCTTATTTCTCTTTGTTTTCCAGTTTTGCTATCAAAGTAAAGCAAAGCGTGCTTTCGCGTATGCTTTCCTGGTATTGTCATTGTTAAAGGGTTTTTATCGCCCTTTAAAAAATATACTCTATCTTTAATTTCCCACGTTGGTTTCGTAGGTTTTACTGGAGTAGCAACTTTTGTTACCACTTCTTCTTGAGGTGCAACCTCAATAGTTTCTGCTTTAGCTTCTTTAGCCATAATATAATATAATTAAATAGTTTATAAAAGTAATAATTACCCCCGTCAATTCAACGAGGGTAACAATTACATTAATGTTGAATCAATTAGATTCCTTTGAATAATACAAAGTTGTTAGCAGCTTGAGTTACTAAACATCTTTCAGATAGGAAGTTGACTTCCATAGCATCAAGAGTTGAAGTAAATGCACCACCAGCAGAACCAGTTAACCAAGACTTCATTCTTCTGTCGTCAGCCTGTGAAGCTCTATAACGTACGTGTAAGAATGGTCTACGGATATTAGTTCCTAATACTTGATCGTAAACTGTAGAAGTTCCAGCTGGTACTAATACACCTTCAATTGAATTAACACCTTGTATCCCTCCACGAGTAGAAGCATCATTTAAGTATTTCCAATCTGTTTTGTAAAAGTCGTAAGAACCTCTTCTAAATCCTGAGAATCCAAGATTTAAAGCCATTTCTTCAGAATTTTCAAATAATCCAAAAGCAGTACCTCCAGCAAATCCACCAGAGATAGAAGCTAACATATCGTCAAAATCTAAAGCAGTTTGTCTTTGCAAGAATAACATGTTTTCTTCAATCGCTCCTTGAGTGTCTAAATTCTTAAGGATAGCATCAAATTCGTCAAGTCCAGCAGCAGCAGTAAATCCTACTTCTACATTTCCACGAGATTGTATAGCAGCAAATAAACCTTCAGATCCAGGTATAGTCCCGTTTGCTCCTGCAGCTAATTGGCTATATTCACTTTCAATCATACTCATTTCTAAGTAATCTTCAAAACGTAATCTTGTTTCAGATTCAGCTTTTAAATACCACAGGTATCCAGAAGTTCCATCTTCAGTTGCAACCTCAACCCATCCAATTTGAGCCATATCAGATCCAGATACTACGTACTGGCTTCTTAATATGATTGGTGAATTAGAATATTGTGTAAACTGAGGTTCAACAGAAACTCTAGTCTGAGTAGTTTGTGCATTTGCAACAGCTTGATTTATTTGAGTACCTTTTCCGTAAGTAGATCCATATACAAATACTTTTACACTACCTGATGTAAATGCTTGTCCAGCAGTGTTCATATTATTACCGTTAAATAAAGCAACAGTAATTGATCCTATTAAAGCAGCAGCACCAATTACACTAGCTGTTACAACAGCTTTTGCTTCTAGGCCTGTAACTGTGTCTAATATAACTACAGTGTCATTTACTGAAACAACATTTTGTACGCCTGGAAATCCAGCAATAGGTGCAACAGCAATAGTGTTGTTACCTGCACCACCGATAGTACAATTGTCATAAGATATGTGTAATCTATTTTGTTCTGACCAAATTACTTGATCACTTGTCATTGGCATTTCAGCGCCAACCATTCTTAAAAAGCCAGATAACGTACGATTTCCGTAACGTTCTACTTCAGCTTCATAAATTTCTGGCAAGTATTGCTGAGCAAAAGTGTTTGAGTCACCTGCATTAGCACCGCCGTTAAATTGTAGATAGTTGCTATTTAATAGCTCCTGTCTAGAGGAAGGGATTAAACTTCCAAATTGTGGTTGTAAAGCCATAATTGTTTAGTTTTTTTAGTTAAATTTTTTTGTTTTAATTCGTAAGCTTTTGGAATCAGCGCCTGAAATAGCTTTTACCTTAAGTCCGTTTATAAACACATCTCCTTGAGTAGATCTAGCTTTAGTACTACTTAAGTTTTTAGAACTGTTTACAACTTCTTTTACAGCATCTGCTTTTCCTTGCTCATAAAAATGAGCGGCAATCTTATCCACATTGTCAGCGGCATACATAGCTTTGTGATAACCTTTCGTGTCTTTAACATTACCATCTGAGTCAAGGAACTTCCCGACAAGGTTGTTAATATTCGATTGGCTTTCTGCAACTTTATTACGATTCTGAATATTGTACTTATAGCTTTTTTCACCGACCTTAATATCGAAACCTTCGAAGTTGTCATTAAAATGCTGTTTAGTACTTTCCTTGAATTGTGCATGTTGTTGCTCAGCTTGCTCCTGCTGCTTATTATATCGGTTAAAAAAGTCCGTAGCTTTTTGTTGGTCTTGAGTTACGCCCGGTCTCAACTTGATTTCGTCGTAATATTTACTCTTTGTTTCCTCTAAATAGCTTTTGGCTTTTGCAACTTCTTCTTTAAACGCAATTCTTTTTTTGCGTGCATCTCTATCTTCGTCGATATCCTCATCAATGATAAAGTCCTCTAATAACATATCAATGTCTTCGCCCTCTAAATAAGGCTTTTCTTTTTTATAGTATTCTTTTAATAATGTAACATCATCCACTTGGGAATAGTCAGCATTAAGTCTGGTATAGTCCTCTATTGTCCCGCCTGTATCTTCCATAAAAGAAACTAGCTTTTCAATATTTTCCGGTAAAGCTTTACCAAGAATTTTTTCATCTTGTATTGCTTTTTCTACCTGAGCTTCAACTTTTTCAGTTTCTGTTATTTCTTTGATTGGAGAAAACCCTTCAGCATCCTTGTCGGACTCTTGTATAGGTTCTCCCACCTCTGCGCTATCTCCGGATGATTCTTCCACAAATACTTCCTTTGTTTCTCCGATTTGAATGGCATCTTCTTTTGGTATTACCACTTTTGTAACTTCTGGCGGCAGCTCAATCAAAGGCTCTTTGATGTTTACTTTAACCGGTTCGTCACTAGGTGTTGTTAATTTTTTAGGAGTTTTCTTTTTAAGTTTAAACTCGCCTTCCTGTTTAACAGGTTCATTTGTTTTTGTTTCTTCTGACATAATAAAATATAATTAAATAATTGTTTACTTTTTACATAAAAGCTTGCATACCCTGATCAGGTTGCTGTTCAAAGTCTATTGGCAAGCCATCGTTTTTTCTTTGACTTATTAATTCACTTTGCTGCGAAGCTTCCATTTTACTTCGATTATCTTTGCGATCTTCAATTGCACCTTCTTTTTGTGTAGTGTTTTGAACATCTAGCTGCTTAAGCTGCATATCGTATTGAAATTTTGTTTGCATTTTTTGAGCTTCTAATTGTGCTGCAATCTCCATTCTTTGTATTTCCATTTGATTTTTGGATTGCTCAAATTGAACGTTTGCACCCATTATAGCTTCTTGCTTTTGCACTTCTGCCATTGCTGTTTTTTCAGCAGTGTCTGCTTGAGACTTCCCTTGTGCTGCAATGTTTGCTTGTTGGTTAGCTTGATCTTGTTTAGCTTTTGATTTGCGCTTTATTTTAAGCATTTGATTTGCTAACTTAAGATTTTTTATTTGTCTTAAGTCTATAGCGTCTTCTAAGTCTAAGCTACCTTGCTGTAATGAAACTTGTATGTTTGCTTCTAGCTGTGCTAGCTCTTCATCATCCGGTTCCAGTTCTAAGAATATACCAAAGTCGTGTAGATTTAAATTAATCACTTCGTCTAATGTTTTTATATTAAACGTTGATATAGAATTTTGTAATGCACTTCTTGTAAGCGGAAATTCTAATGCATCAGCTATTTTAAGCGCAATGTTTTCGGCTAGTTTAAGGGTAATATAAAGGCTAGACTGATTAATATGCCTAGTTGCTACATTGGATGCGTTAGCGGCCATCTTCTGCAACCCTACTAATGAGTTTTTATCCATTGCAGTGCCATCTCTAGCTTCATTAAGTCCTGTCACATCGCGTATCATTTGTAAGTAGTATTGATACGTTTGTATAAGCGCCGCTATCTTAGCTTGGCCAGATGAACTGTTAAGTTCTTGAATGGGCACTTTGCCAGCATTCATATCTCCATCTTGTGTAAGCGATCTACCTACAATAGAACCCGTTTGGAAATACATATTTAATGCTTCTGCTGGATTGTAATTAGTCCCATTACCTAAATCAACTTCTGCAAGTCCATCCATATCTAAGTAAACACCGTCTGGTACCATTCGAGATAAAACTTGTTGTAGCTTTAAATGAGTTAATTGAATCATATCAGCAAAACCAATACATTTGCTTACAATAGATTCAATTCTTCCTTTATACATTCTAGGTGCACATAAAGCGTAATTCATTTCAACTTTAGTAGTGTCTGCTGAAGGTCTTGACATATTTTCTGCCAATCCCCATTTAAGCATATCATTATTGCCTAATACTTTAGCTCCTGTATATAATACTTCAATAGATCTTGATACTCTTTCAAAATTATCATTAGCAGGAGGATCAAATGTATCAGGCTTTTCTAAAGCTTTCATTAAACCTTGTTCTGTTTGCTTTATTTTAAATACTTGATTTGAATATGTTTTATAATCAAAGTATAATACTTGAACTGTATTTTTGTCGTAATTTCCCCAGCCTGTTACATATTGGCTATTGCCTGGCATCTTTTGAATTCTTTCAAGTTCTTTTTCTGAAATATCTGGAAATTCTTTTTTAAGCTCAGGTATTGTTATAGATTTTACTTCACCCACATAATATATGTCATCAAAGTTTGGATCCTCAGTATAAGAATAAACAACGTAAGCAGGATCTACATAATCAACTGTAACACCTTCTGCGGTATTAAAGCCAGTTTTAGCGCACGCCATACCTAAAACTGTTAAATCCATATTTAACCTTCTCCTGGTTAAATCATATTTGTTTTTAGCAAGCACAGATGATATAACTTCTTCTTCTGCTATTTCAATTGATTGCTTATAGCTTAATTGCATGTGAAGCTCCAGCTCTTCTTTTGATTCTGGTATTACATCTACATTAGGAGTTTGATATAAATCAATGCCTAATGTTTGTTTTAAGCTATCTAAATATTCTTTAGCTACCATGTCTTCATAAAGCATAGAAGCATAACCTGTTCTTTTTTCTATTGACTGAGGGTCCTGAGCATATGCTTTAATATCATAAGTTTTACCGGATATACCGTTAACAACAATATCTACAAATTTAGATAAAATTGGTACAGGTTTCCAGTCTAAGTTTAAATAAGATAAATCACCATTAATAGATAGTTCATCTTTATACTTTTGTATTGACTGCTCACCTCGAGCATATAATCTTAATTGGTGAAATTGATTCCAACTAGTTAAATATCTATTACCATTGGTTCTGCCTTGACCAAACCATTCGTATTCAATAGCTTGTCCAACTTGCGTTCCATATTCCAAGCTTGCTTTTTCTGCGTCACTCACTACTTGACTAGGAAAAGCGCTGTTGGTGTTAGTATATATACTCATTTAACTTATTATTTTTGATATTGAACCTTTGTTGTCGTATTTCTTTATTCCTAAATCTACCGCTTCCGGCTTCTGCCTAGGTGGATTTGGCGCGTATCTATGTTTGTTACAAGCCATTAAAGCTAATCCTGAACTTATTGATGCATCATGCTTTGTTCGATTATTAATATCAAACTTTGCCCAATCTTCTAATGTTCTTTGAAAATACACATCACCATAACCGGTTTCTTTTAAACCTACAAAATCATTTATATAAGTTTCTATAGCCGCAGCGTGTGCTTGTTTAATGTCTTCACTTGAATTAGGTATTCCCCCTAAC